TGAAGTACTTTCAGTCAGAGAAGAAACCAATCAGGAGGAAATATCCATGGAAAACACAACACCTGATTACACTTCAGCAATTGAAGAAGTTCGTAATCACGCAGAGGAGTTGGAACGCCGTCTAGATGTTATCGCAACATCAGCAGCACCAACTATCTCAACACCACAGTTCCGTTCATTCGGTGACTGGGTAAAGGCTGTAGCAGCAGGCAATGATGATGCTCTTGCTCTACACCGTACATTCACAGGTGCAGACTCAGCAGATTCAATCATGAAGAATGCTTGGGTATCTGACACAGTTCGTATTCTTAACGCTGGCCGTCCAACATTTAATGTACTTTCATCCGCAGCACTACCTGCAGATGGCATGAATGTTGAATATCCAAAGGTAAATACAAATACTCTCGCAGTTGGAGAGCAAGCAGCCGAAGGCGATGTCCTTTCATACGGCAAGTTGACTCTTACTTCTGCAACCGCTCCAATCAAGACCTACGGTGGATACACAGATATGTCTCGTCAGGTTGTAGAGCGCTCAAGCATTGCTTATGTTGACACTGCATTCCGTGCAATGGTCGCTAAGTATGCTGCTGCTACAAACGCTGCTGCTCGTGCTGCAGTTATTGCTGCATCTGGTGATTTCAACACCGCAACTGTCGCTGCATGGGATGCAGACGAAGTTATTGGCGCACTTGCAAAGGCTGCTGCTGATGTAAATAACAACGCAGGTTATGCACTAGAAGTAATCCTTGTTTCAAGCGATGTCTTCCAGGCACTTGCAAAGGTTGTAGACCAGGCTGGTCGTCCAATCCTTTCAAATGCAGGCGCAACTGTAAACACATTCGGTTCAATCAACCCAGTTGGTTTGACTGGAACAATTCTTGGTCTACCAATCGTAATGGATCCATCACTCGCTGCTGGCTCATTCTATGTTGGTAACTCTGCAGCACTCACAACTTATGAATCTGCTGGTGCACCTTTCCGTCTCAATGACGAAGAAATCACAACACTAACAAATTCATTCTCTGTCTACGGATACTTGGGCATCGCTGCTCCAGAGCCAAAGGCAATGACAATTGTGGCTAACCCACTAGACTAATTAAATAATAGGAGTAAGACATGGACTGGACTGACTTAAAAGCATATGTAGGTGCATCTGCAAATGATGATGCCTATGTTGAAGAATGCTGGGACACAGCAAAGGATTTGGTTGCAAACTATATTGTTTCTGCTAAGGTTCCTGTTGGTGTGTTGAAGCGTTGCTACCTTGAAGTAGGTTCAGAACTATTCCATCGTCGTAACGCACCAATGGGAGTGGCTCAATATGCAACATATGACGGAGCACCGTCTACAAGTATGTGCCAGAAAGACCAAATCCACTTTGTGCGATTATGGAACCTGATACTGAGTTCATTACTGTATATGAAAACCAATATGATGCAGATTATGCAACTAATTGGAAAGTATTAATCCTAGTACCTTATGCAACTAACGAAACAGAAACAGAAAATCTTGATGACACACTTGATACTCTTATCCCTGCAATTTGGGAATACACTTCAGCAACAACATTAACCGTAGATAAGCCATTTATCCAAGAGGTAAATGGTGCTAGGTTTTTAGCAACAAACATAAAAATTTCAATAGATATAACAGGAGGAAATTGATTATGGCAAGAATTAAAGGCAAATCAATTATCTTTGAAGTTGACGGAACCGAATATGCAGGTGCAGTGAGCAATGTAACATTCTCATCAGCAGTTGGAACTTTGGGTTTTGGCGACTACACAGATAGTCTAGATTTCACATGTGCAGTCACTGGTTTCCAGGATGTACAAGCAGCATCACTATGGTCTGAGTTGTTTGACAACCCAGGCGCACAGTTATCAATCACATACGCACCACATGGAAACGCAACACCAACTTCTACACAGCCACACTTCACAGCAACTGGCTATGCAGAGACTGTTCCTGATCTTGGTGGAGCAGCAGGCGAATTCTTCGTTTACGACTTGAACATCATCCTTGATGGCAAGCCAACACGAGTAGTTGCATAATTTGTCATGGCAGAGGCTAATATATCTATCCAGGGCGTTAAGGAAGTCACAGACTCTCTTAATAGAATGGCTAGAGATTTAGAATCAAACTTAGACCTTAATAAAGAACTAAGTACGACTCTAGCACAAAAAGCCTCTGCCTTGGCACCAAGATTAACTGGTGCTTTGGCTTCATCTGTTCAGGGTAATCCTTCAGCAGAGAAAGCACAAATCTTAGCAGGTGGTGTAGGAGTTCCTTATGCAGGTGTCCAAGAATACGGATGGCCTGAGAAGAACATAAACGCACAACCTTACCTAAGACCAGCAGTACATAACAACATGGGTTACATCATTGAGAAGTACAATGACAGTATCCAAAAGGCAATAAAGAAGTACGATTTAAACTAACAGGAGGCAGTAAAATGGAAAACTTTGATTTAATGCAAACCCTCAAGTGGAAAGAACTTGCAGAGGTTGAAGAATATTTAGATTTACCAATGGATGAATGGACTGAAGGTAAGTCCAAAGCCAAATTAGCATTCGCTATGCAATATATGATGGCAAAGCGAACAAACCCATCCCTTACAATAGAGGATGCAGAGAATATGTCAATCCAAGAGTTGACTAATCTTGCTGGAGTTGAGTTCACTGTCCCAAAAGAAGTGAATCCAGCCTAACAAGAATGGCGGAATTCTGTGCAGAAACAGGATATACGCCAGATCAGTTTTGGGACATGACGCTGGAAGAATACGGTGCAATTGTGACGGCACTTAACAGGAGGAACAAGAATGGCTAATCAGATAACAATAGATATTGTTGCTCAAACCCAAAAACTTACCTCTGGGATTAATGATGCTAATACACAGATTGACGGCATGTCTTCTAAACTTAAAGGCGCTGCTGCTGCTGCAGGTGCAGCCGCTTCTGCTTTTGTGCTTAAGCAAGGTGTTACATTTTTAAAACAAGGTATTGATGAGGCTAAAGAAGCCAAGCAAGTAATGACAGAAGCCACCACAACATTTGGTGCAGGCTCTGAAGCACTTGCAAAAATAACTGCTGATGCTGAGAAGTTTGGTAAAGCAATTGCAGTTGACAATGATGAAATTCTTAAACTTGCTACACAGTTAGGTGCTCGTCTACCTGAAGATTCAAAGGCATTGTCTGCAGAGTTAGTTAATCTTGCTCTTGATGTTGAAGCCTTTACTGCTGGTGCTCTTTCTGCAGAAACAGTAACTGGCAAACTTGCCAAAGCACTTGCTGATGGTGAATTAAAAGCGGCAGACTTAGAAAAGATTGTTCCAGGTCTAACAACTGCAGTATATGACCAAGCAGAAGCATTATCAAAGGCTGGAAAGAATCAAGAAGCCTTGACACTTGTTATTGATGCAGCACAAGCAAAATATGGTGATGCTGCAGAAAAGAATGTAACATCAACACAAAAGTTTGATAAAGCACTTGCTGACCTTAAAGAATCTGTTGGTACAAAGGTTTTGCCAATTGTTGAAAAGTTTATAACCGCATTAACAACAGTAATTGATAAGTTTTCTGCATTACCAGGGCCAGTGCAAAATGTTATCCTTGCAGTTGCTGCATTAGTTGGAATTGGTGGACCTCTTCTTACATTTCTTGCATCTGCCAAGACAGCAATGGTTACGCTTGGCTTAGTTAGTACAACATCTGCTGGAGGGATAGGTGCAGCAACAATAGCAACTAATTTACTTAGAGTTGCACTTGCAGGTTTGGGCATTGGACTTGTTATTGCAGCAATTGTATTGCTTGTTCAAAATTGGGATAAAGTTACAGTTGGTTTTGTTAAAGATGTAATTCAAGCATATTTAGAATTGCCAGGCAAAATGTTTAACATTGGTAAAGATATTGTAATTGGACTTTGGAACGGTATACAAAATATGGCTGCTTGGCTCAAAGACAAAGTAGTAGGATTCTTTAAGAATCTTCTACCTGATTGGGCTGAGAAAGCATTAGGAATTAAATCTCCATCAAAGGTGTTTGCAGACATTGGAAAGAATATAGTTAGTGGTTTGGCAAGCACATTTAATATTGGAACTGCTGCTAAGGCTATTACAAAACCAACAACTACTGTGCCAAAACTAACTTCATCAAACACAATATCAACACAGAAGCCACAAGTTAATATTACAATCAATGCAGGACTTGGAACAAATGGCCCAGCGCTTGGTCGCCAGGTATCAAGTGCAATTAAACAATATGGCAAGGTAAGTACGAAAGCGGTGGCCTTCGGTGCTCGTTGAACAAGTATTTAAAGTATATCTATATCCAGACCCAAAAACTGGATTTTATGATAATAATTTTGAAGAAGGCGAAGATATTACTTCTGGAATACTTAATGTTGACATTATTCAAGGTAATGAAAATTATGAAGGACCTTATCAACAAATAGATACTGGTCAATTTACAATTGTAAGTCGCAATCCAAACCTTGACCCAAAAATTAATACTAATTTAAAATATAATTCAAGAATTGCATTTGTTGACACAAGAACTGGTGAATTTTTTAGAGGATATGTAACAAATATTGATGTTCAATATCAAAGAGATGATGACCCAATCATTACTATTACTGGAACAGATATTTTTGGCGTAATGCAAAGAACTCTTGTAAATGAAGCACTTCATGATGAAATAATTGCATTGGCAGATTCAGACGCATGGGACGGAGTCACCTTTCAAGAGTTTGTTAATCTTGATTCATTTGTTGCATTATTTAGTGCAAAATATTTAGAAGTAGATAGTATTGCTCCTGCAAATTATCCTGCACCACGAGGCTTTGTATTTTATGTTGCTAGCAAAGAGGGAGTTCCAGGATTAGATACCAGCATTGTGCCAGAAGCGGGACTTATGGGATTTGCTCCAGCAAAATACATTCCAGAAGTTGGAGAAACTCTTTTAGATGTAATTAATAAATATGCAACAACAAATCTTAATTCATTGTTTCCAAAAGGACAATTTGGATATAGTTTTATAGAAGTTTATCCATTTGTCAAATATAATGGATACTATTGGACACCTCAACAAGACCCAGAGTTACAATATCCAACATATCAGTTTAGTTCTGATCCTGCAGACGGCAGACCTTACAAAACAATTTTAATTGATAATGGCTACAATAGAGTAACAAATCAATTAGATATAAATAATGAATATAGAACAGTAACTCTTCCTTCAAACATAATCTCACACACAGATATTTTTGGCCCTTATGCATCTAGCGAATCCATAGAAGATTATGCTGTTACTCAAGCAAGCGTATCAACAATTTTCTCAGAAACACATCCACTATCATTAAGTTCTTTGGCAAATGGTTTTGCTACAAATGTATTTCAGGTGGTTGGCACTCCATCAGATGAAATACAAAAAATTACTTTTGATAACGCAAGATATGAAGATATTGAAAACGAAACTACATACAGCAATTATGTTGTTAATAATTTTATAAGAATAAAGCATCAAATTAATCAATCTTTAACAATTGATAGATTTTACGATATTGCTGGCATTACACATAATATTACTCCAGATGAATGGGAAATGGGATTTACATTTAAACCATCACAACAGGAAATTGCTTACAACTACCAGGGACAAGTTCCTACTATCCAAATGAACTCTTTAACTGGTGATACAAACTTTAACTTTACCGCAACAATTGCGAATTATCCAACACAAGATATTCAAAGTGTTATTTGGGATTTAAACCAAATAGATGCTAATGAAGAAGCATTTTATTATCAATCAGTTGTTACTGGAGAAAAATTTAAAAATGGATTAACAAGAACTGGATTAACACAAACATGGAACTTTGATGATGATGGCATTCTTGCACCATATTCTTTTAATCCTGACAGAGGATTTCCTGGAGAAACAGATAATCGTTATGGTGGTTATGGCCCAGGAAATTGGTATGTAACTGCGTACATTACATTAACTAACGGATTTACAACTATTGCTCAACAACAGTTAGTTGTTGGAACTCCTGAAGTAACTGCTAATTTTGGATGGGCTCAAAACCTTTCATCTGATTACGGTCAAGTCCAGTTTACAAATACATCAACAAATCATGAAACTGGAGAACCAGACTCATACTTTTGGGACTTTGGAGATGGAACAACATCTACATTGCAAAATCCAGTAAAGACTTATAATCCAGCACCAGACCAAACTCAATATACTGTTAGTTTAACTGTATTTGCTTATTCAGGTGATTTTCTTACACCAACAAAAGTTTATAATACAAAAACATCTACAATAACATTAGTTCAGCCAGTTATGAACCCAAACTTTATATTTACAGTTTCAAATGGTTCTTTTGTTCAATTTATAAATACATCAACCAATGTTGGATTTGCAGAGCCAGACGCTTGGTTCTGGCAATTTGGTGATGGAACAACATCTACTTTAAGAGACCCATCAAAAAATTATACTGGGCCTGAAGGACAAACTACTACATATAATGTTACATTAACAACTAGAAATATTTGGGAACAAACAGCATCAATTACTAAGGCTGTTACAGTTACTCCTCCATTTACAACTGGAACCTTTCCAGTCCAGATGTTAAGAGTTAGACCTTCTGCACCTATTTCACGCAATCCAGGAACAGTTCTTATGCCGTACATGTATTTCTTAAAAGGAGTATCAAGTGATGGACAAACAAACTTATTAAATAGCAAACCAATGAACCTAGAAATGAGTTTAAATCAAATTTGGAAAAATGCAGGCGGTGCAACCTTTGCAACTGGTTCAAGTTTTGAGGTAAGTACTTTAAATTTAACAAGAGACCCATTAAATACTCCGCCTGCGGGATATGGAGCATCTTGTTCTGTTACTAATACTAACAGTTCCTATTGGACCTTTGAAACAACTTTTTCGCCTTCAATTTTTGATTTAGAAGAACTTAGTTTAAGTCTTAGAGATGTTACAATTGCAAGCACAGCACAATGGCAAACTGCTTATGTTGATGTATGGCTTCCTGAATGGGGCTGGGTTCAAATTGGATTTTTCCCAATAGGAAGAGGTCCAGTTGGAAATAACATATTAGGTGCTTCTCCAGGTATTACAGAAAGAGTACAAAAAATTGTAAAAAATAAAGTATTACCTTTAAATTATTTTAATTTTACTTATAATTTTACTGGCAATAATTATACTGCAACCTTTAGTCCCGTAGTTTCAGGACCTTATAGTTGGCTTTTCCCTGGCGGAGTAACTTCAACAGCAACAAACCCAACATTTACATTTGCTAATCGTGGTGTACATTATGTAACTCTTACTACACCAGCAGGAACAAGAAGTGAAGAAATATATGTTATGCCTGTTTTTCCTTATAACTTTAGATATATAAGAATTAAACAAAAACTTCATGATGGAACACATCAATGGGATACTCCATATATTGCTAACTTAAAAGTACAAACTGAAGATGGTACCTATGTTTCTTCAGGTGGACTAACAAACCCACAATCAATTTGTTCAAAGAGAATAACTCAAGGTACTGCTTGGAGTCCAAGTTATACTGGAGCAACAACATTTGACCCACTCAATACTCAAAATCTTACAAATAGTACTGGATTAAGATTTAGCACAACCAATGCTGGTAATACTTCTGAATGGGATGTTGTTATTGATTATAAAGAAGCAGTTGGAACTAGAATTCACGATATTACATTAGATGCAGCATTACCTACTGTTAGTGGATTTGCACCAAGTGTTGCATCAGGAATATCTTACGAAATATTTACAACTTCATATACAGGTACTTTTGCTTCTGCTACAAACCCAGATAATATTGGTGGCGGAGCAACTTGGACTAAACTTGGAGAAATTAATCCAACTGCAATGTTACAAAATAAATTGTCAACTTATAGTTTGATACCATCATAGATTTCTGGAACTGCCTCCAGAAAAAGCAAAGTCCTTCCAATAACCGTCTAATTGAGGAAGGACTTTGTTAATTAATCTTCTAGACTTGGTTGCACCTCTGGCAGT